GTTATTTTGAAGCGTTGCTTCAACCATGAAGCGGAGTGATGCTATGATCTGATCCAAACTTCCTGAAGGAGATGATATTCCAAAATTTGAGCCTTCCGGCAAATAAAGCACACGATCCACACCCAGTTCTACCCTCGATGAATCATCGACTCCGCTGATGTGTTTTATCCCTACTGCACCGAAGCGTACAGCAAGGGATAATTCTGTCATGCCTACAGAAGTGGAGAGATCAGCTCTTACTACATCATCTGCTCCTGCAACAAACCAATCACGCACTGGTTGTGAGCGATGAAGAAAAATAACAGGCAAAACATCATATGGATTGAGATCCTGTTCATTCATGCTGATCTTCTTCATATCTGTATCAATTAAAAAGTGCATTCCAGGATAACCGGGGCGTGATTCTGTCCATACTGCGTACTTTAATTCCTTTGTACGAGCATTTCCGTGATTCTCAATGGCAAACATCACACCATATGGCTTATTCTCACCCTCCATGAACATCGGCTCAAAGAAAGGGAGAAGGTCATACTCCACTCTCTCAGTCAATGCGTTCCATCTGCACCTGAATGCCATTGTACCTAATAAAAATGTCATTCTCTCAAGCTGTCGTCTAATGGCATTTAGACCATCTATATCAATATTTTTCCTGTATTCCTCAATGCTCTCACCTATCATCCTGGGCGGACGCTTGTATGTTGTTGACCTGATTGAACATACACGGCGAGTTAAATTCTGTGTGAAAATGGGGATCTGCTGCATAGACTGAGATCCGAAATACTTCTTTACATAATCTTCTGTATATCCCTCAAAGAAATCAAGATTATACTCTCTTTCCCTGTTTCTCTTATTCTCAAAATGATTAATAGATGAATTAAGACTGTTGATCACAGCCTGTTGTGACATATCTCCTGAGACTACCATGGAAGCACCTTCGCCATTCTGTTCTTAATAGGAAAAAGATTGCAGATCATGTATCTGAGAGAGTCGCACACATGCTCAAATCTCCCATCCTTTAACGGCTCTTCTTTCACTCTCTGATCCTCCTTCTTCTCTGGATATCTATAATTCTCATAACTCTGTATACTCCCTTTACATTTCTTATCTACGAAAAAGTGTGGATCTCCATTTGCATCTTCAAACCACCTTCTCATATGACTCACCCCATTGACCACATTGCGTGTCATCCTGTCCCTCTTAAACTTCACAGGCATTGCCATTCTCCTGAAGATCTCTATATCACTGATTCCACTCTGTGCGTTCACACCGCCACCAGCCGGATCTCCGAAATATCCTGTGATTCTATATGGAAAAGCCTTCACACGCTTTGCTAATTCCTCAGTCTTCATGTTCTCTTCCATTGCGATCTCATCTATCTGGTATATGTCAGGGAGATCTTTCGATTTGCTGAAGTCGATCTGACAGACAACAACTCCGGGCTGTCTATACCCGAAATCAATTCCAACGTATGTGGGTAAATGCGAGTTGTATCTGATGGAGCGTACCTGGGTGGAGCGGTCGAATGGGAGGACCTTCCCTGAGAATGAGGTAAATGCAGCTTCATATTCTTGGAGGTACGTTTCACGAGTCAGCGTTCGCTTGAGTTCTTCGATCTCATCATTGAAATACGGAGACTCTGTGGATGAGTGCTGCCATGAGTCCCACTCTGGATATGTGTCATCCTGCCCATTTCTGTACCACTTCTCAAAATGATTAAAGCCCCTGGGGGTGCTGACCATGAGCGCCCATCCGTTTCTGTCTGACAGTGTAGGTCTTAAATTCTGTTCCCATACAATTTTCTTTATCGCTGCTGCTTCATCAATTACCAAATAGTCTATGCCTTCTCCTATAAGACTGTCAGGCGAATCCGCCGACTTCACTGAAAGTTCTGAATTCAATCCTGCTATCTTCAGGTAGTACAGATCCCCATTGACTTCCTTCTTGTTTGCAATGGGCAAATGCATCTTCTGGATCACTTCTTCCTTTACGATCCTGGCTATCTTCTGACCAAGGTCGTAACTGGGTGCGACAATCCATCCTCGACTATTCGGGGTTAATAACCATGGGAGTATCTCGTAAGCCGCAGAATACGACTTGCCAGATCTACGCCCTTGGCAATTTATCCGAAATCTTGCTCGGGAGTTGTGGATGTCCAACTGCTGTTGAGTCGGCTGATAGCCTAATAAACTCCACAACTTCTTCCGATTGAGAACCTGTCTGATCAATATCTTCGAATCCGCATGATTTTAATACTGACTCCAAATTATTTGTTGCTTCAAGATCCGTCTTGTCACTCTGACCGAGATAGTTTTTGCCAAGGAAGATCAAAAGGCTGGTATTACCATGCTCAAGCGCACCTTTCCATTGCGCCTGGCGTAACTTGATCTTCATGTCCTGCCTGCCCTGGTCGTATGCTTCCCTGAATTGCTGGCGTATAGTTCCTTCGTCACAAGCGAAGTATTTAGCGATCTCAAAGAATGAACATCCGAAGCTGGCAAGCATGCGGACTTTGGCTCTTGGTATTTTTCTTACTTTCATCACCTATACTAGAACGGACGACACTTTCTTTAAAACTCTGTACCAATGGACCTTCGCTGTGGACGTTCCTATGCCCAGTTCTTCTCCGATCTCACGGAATGTGAAGTTCTTTAATCTCAGATGACATACCTCAAGCTGACGATCACTGCATATATCATATATGGCGTAAGCAGCGAGTTGGAATCTTCTGAGTTCAGGAGAGATGAATCCGCTTTTGAAAAGACCTAACTTTTCAGAGTACTCTTCAGCGAGAAGCACAGCGTCTTCCAGGCGAGCGAGGTCAGCGTCAGTGATGTTTTCCATTGTGCAACAGGAATGTAACACTTTTGAGTGTTTACAAAAAAGGTAAGAAAATTCTATGACACACTAAGTCGCACCATCCTGAAGCTCCTTGGTGGACCGGGCCTGGGCTGGCCTAAATTGGATAATTAATCCGTTTGACTGCGACGAGCCAGGGATAAAATACACTGTGCTGCACTAAATTGGATCTAATCGAACCGAACTGGTGAAGATTGTTCGCTTTGTTCAACTTTGCGCTTTTTTGGATTGTTTACAAATCATTTGGAAGTGTTGCAAAGTTGTTGTAAACTTCAAAAGTACATGCAAGTATTTATTAATTAAACAAGAGGACAACACAATGAAACTAAAAAACGTATTATCGATTAATGCCGATAGTAAGACAATCAAGGGATTAAAAAAGGGATTCGTAACAGGTATATTATACTTAGCGCCATATAAGTTAAGTGGTTTTAATGTATGCCCAAATGCGGTTAACTGTATTAAATCATGTTTATTTAATGCCGGGCGTGGAAAATTTTCCAATGTCATACAAGCTAGAATAAATAAAACATTATTATTTATACATCATAAAAAATACTTCCTTGAATGTATTATATATAGTGTTAAAGCTTTAATTAGGAAAGCACAAAGGGAAAACTTAATCCCCTGTATTAGACTTAATGGCACATCCGATATTAACTTTTATAAATTCGGATTAATGAACATGTTTAAAAATGTACAATTTTATGATTATACTAAAAACAGATTAACCGATAAACAATTAAACAAATTACCTAAAAATTATCATTTAACATTTAGTTTTGATAATACACCTGATAATATAGAATATTGTAAAAAATCACCTTTGAATTTTTCAGTGGTTTTTAATACAAAAAATCCAAACGAATTCCCAAAAAGTTTTTTAGGTTATAAAGTTATCAATGGGGATAAATCTGATCTAAGGTTTTTAGATGAAAATAAGGTGTGTGTAGGATTAACCGCTAAAGGTTCAAAAGGTGAAATAAATCAGGGGATTAAGGATAATTTTATAATTAATCCTGATTTAAATAATTTAATGGAGGTTAAATGATGGAATTTATCTTACAACCCGGTTTTATTGAATTCATTATAATAAATATTATTATATGGTCAGTTATTTTAATAACAGGAAAAAAGAAATAGGAGGACAACACATGCAATTAAACGGCCTTTTTTTCGTCGGTCTTATGATCGGCGGATTATTAGTAAAAATAGCTTTTAAGCACTATTTTAAAGCTATTAAAGAGTGTGATCTGTGGAGACAATCGGCTCTAGATTTACAGAGGGATCTCAACACACTAAATAACAATAAATAAACACACTAAACGCCGCTGGTCCGCTTGGATCGGCGGTTTTTTTTGTACTTAATAGGAGAGTTACAATGCACAAAACACTATGGAAAATTGACACCGAGCGCTCAGGATATCGGGGCTTTTTATACATCATTAGAAAATGGATCTTTTCAGATAAACCGCCACTAGTTGAGCGCAAATTTATCCATGTTTCAGACATCCCTTTATACGTCCATTGATCTTTATATTATTGCTCAGAGGGTTTTTTATCTTTTGGGTGAAAGGGTTTTTTATATTTTGAGTCAAAAGGTTTTTTTAATTAACAATCAGGAGAAAACACAAT